TATATATGCATAACTACAATAAGCAGTCTCTACAGCTGTATTATTTGTCTTAAAGTTAGTAGTCATGACTAGTTATTCTCCAGTCTGTCCACCTTGGCCGATAGTTCTTTGACTGCTTGAATTAAGTAAGCTATCAAACCAGAGTAGTTGACACTCTTTGTTCCATCGGTATCTGTCACTAAGAATGGAATGATCTTCTCAAGATCTTGGGCGATGACGCCAGAAGACTTATCTCCGGTATTCTTCCAATTGAAAGTCACACCGTTGAGTTGATTGATGATCGCTGTCGCATCGACGATGGTCTCTACATTGTCCTTAGCCGCAGCGTCGGATAGAGAGTTGAAGATGGTAGAATTCAGAGTTCCAGTAGAAGGAACAAAATAAAGCCGAGTATTAGAGACTACACCGTTAGACCAAGCGCCTGAGACGGTATTCGACATCGGAAAGTAGTAAGTATGAGTATCGGTATTATTGGCAGTAAGAGTGGCGCCGCCTCCGGATGCCCAATATAATCCAGCGCCATTAGAGAATAGAAGTTGGCCGTTTGCACCGAGACTTCCATTTGCATAGATACCCTGCACCGCTAGAGCCGTAGAGTTTATAACACTGACGACTGTTGAATTGCCGACGCTGATTGAAACCGAATTGACTACTGCGTTTACCGTAGAATTTCCAGCAGATATATTTCTAGAAGATAGAAAATCTCTACCTGTAAAATCTCCGCCGCCAGTTAGAGTCAGAGATCCAGAGATACTTCCAGACGTATTGGCGCTTACTGGTGTATAGTTTAATCCGACTGAAGAGTTACCCGTGATATCCGCCGCAGTAAGAGTCACCGCGCCGGATCTGGTATTGAATGATGTAACGCCAGACGCTGGAGTAGAGATGGTCTGCGCGGTAACAGCTGTGACTCTACCTTTGGCGTCTACGGTAATAACCGGATATGTCGTAGTATTACCGTATGTGTTGGCCGTGACACCAGAATTGGCAAGAGTGACTGCGATGGTAAGATTAGCTGTTCCGTCGAAATTACCATTACCGGTTGCGTCGGTAGTAAGAGCGATATTGCGGGCTGTAGTAAGCGCATTTGCTGAGTTGGCAATACCAGAGAAAGACGTGGCGTTGATCGTGGTATTGACTGAGGTATTTCCGAATGTGAGTGAATAGCCATTTGCGATGGCCGCGTTAGAAGTTATAGTCAGAGTTCCAGATGTACTTACATTTCCACCTTGAATACTATTGAACGCACCCGTAGTTGCAGAAAGAGTACCGCTAATATATGCATTTCCGGTAGTAACACCGCCGGTGCTGTTTGATGCGACTGTCACGACGATATTTGTCATATCGTCTAGAAGGTTATTTGTCTTTGTCAGCCAAGATGCAAAGGTATCAAATCCCGGTTGTATGTTAGCGTATTGCTTAGCCATTAACTCTTCCTAAGTAACTTTCTATCTATTTATTGCTTATTTACAAGCTGAAAGAGCAGATCCTTTATCTCAGAAAATTCTTTCTTTAATGAATCTACATCTTCTATGATAGCTTCCGTTCTCAATATTCTATTTCTTTCTTTTTTATAACTAGATAGAGATTCTATATCGGTATTTAACACTGCAGTAGTATTTGTGTCCCTGATTAAATTTTTAACATCAGTTTGAACATATCTAGTCATTATGTTACCGCTATGGCTCTTAGATTTAGAACACGAGGAACTCTATATGTTGTTTCAGAACCAAGAACTATCTTAATAGCATATGTAATATATGTATCATATGGTATACCTGAAGAACTATAGTATCTTAGAATATTTCCATTATTAGTATTGATAAAACCAGTACTTGGATAATCTACTCGTTCATAAGATCCGGCTGTAGTAGTAAATGATGAATTGTTATCTATACTCATAGAAGTATTATTGGCAATTGCAGTCACTTTAGATACTTGGAAAGTAGACTCTGTTGAATCACTGTATATCTTAACAAGATCATTGATCATTAAGCTAGTAGTAAATGTAGTATTAATTCCACTTACAGTGTTTGATGAACTACTAGTGGTAATTGTACCAGCTTTTGCAGTAGAGAAAGGAGATGCAGGAATAGAGTACTTATATTCTTTGATATCATTTAGATTAACCGGATCAGAAAATACATTTACATTATTTGGATCCTGTAGAAGAAGTGTCCAGTCTTTTGAATCAAATGGATCCGGATCTGATGCTGACAAGAACTTACCATAGACATTTATGATTGTTCCCTGTGGTTTATAAGCATCGATATAGACTACAAGATCTTCAGAATCCAAGCCTGAAGCAAGTGTAATAGTCTTAGAGATATACTTATTGACTGCTGAACCGTGCTTTGTATTTTCAGCGTAATATGAAGACGTGATCATGTTGCGGTATGTAATAAATGCAGACGATTGAAGATCAATAGATGGACTTATATAACTGCTACTAGAACTCATTGCAAGATTTGCGACAACTGATTTTCTGCCATTCATATTAGTGATTTCACTAGACTTAGAAGCAACAATAATTTCATTATCTACTATATGATTGATACTAGAAGTTCCATAAGTTGATATTGAAGTATTATTGTACATATTATCAGTATTCAATACGTTCATAGTTATAGATGCATCTGGGAAAGCCAGATTATAAAAAAACGGTACAAATCGATTTATAATTCTATCTCTAATAATACCAATCTGAGTATTAGCTCTTGATGATGTACCAACAATAGTAGAATTCTGTGTAAATTTAAAAGTTGAATTTGAAGCAGTTGAATCTTCTAGAGTTAGATCGGAATTGTTGACATCAAATTTATATACTTTACCGACAGGAGTCGATTGAAGAACTACATTTCCAGAGAATAGAGGAACATTCTTAATAGTCATTGAAGTAGAGTTTGTTACATTAGCAACAAATACCGTATCATAAACGGCATTAGATCCACCATTAGAAGCAATTAAGACTGAAGTGTTATTAAACTGTGTAAATCCGCTTGTAATAGTTCCAGTCAATCCATTGAGAGTTACCGTATATGTATTTTGATTTATAGATACATTGCTAGTAGAAGTTGAACTATTACTGAATACTAGATTAGAGCTCAATTGGAAAACAAATTCACCGTCTTCAAATTCACCGTATGTATTTGAAGTATAAAAGAATTCATAGTCTTTATTGACTAACACTACTGAGCTATTTGAATCGGCAGTAAAGTTAGCTCTGTTTAAAGTAAACTTTAAGAATTCATTAGGAGTTGGAACCCATGTGTCTCCATTTGTAGATGTAAATAGATCTCCTTGACCCCAGTTTTTAATCACCGGTATAGAAGTAAGAGTATCGGCTTGACCTACCTTAGATGTATGGATTACATAATTTGGATTATTTCCATTTGCTGCAATAGTGAGAGCATAATAAGAATTGGTCGGTAAGAACACTGGAGCTGGGAAGGATACAGTAGTACCATTAGATGCATCAGTTGATACGTTAATTTTGTCCGGAGTTACGATCATTCTTGATCCAGGCATAATCGTATTGCTTGGAACTCCATTTTCCATTTTTCTTATGTCTATAGTAATTCCTTGAATAGCATCTTCGTCTTTAAAATATAACACTACACTGGTGATGAATACACCAGCAGAAGAATTTAGACCATCAGATCCAACATAGAATGATTGCGCTAGTGGCCCGAGATTGTTAATTCTAGTACCATAACTAGGAAGAGACGCTGGTGCAGCAGTCTGTGGCTGCACCAGCGCAGTCATATTGAATGAATTAAACTTATATGTAGCATGAGTAGTGGCAGATTCTATGCTGTTTAAGTTATCAACGTCCGCTACGATTATATCTTTATCGCCAATAGTAAAAGTATTTTGAGGAATTCTTAAAATAGCAGAAAAGTCACCCCAAGCATCAGTATATAGACTACCACCGATTGGACCGACTGGAATAAAGTCTTTAGTCGCTACAGTTCCTGTGTCTCTACCATTAGAAATATATCCTAAAGAGGCTGAGTTTGCAGCAATTGCAGGACCATCTTTTAGTGTTGCAGGAGTTACATAATCCGATACGCGAATTCCATCAAAGAACACAAACAACTTTGTGCTTGGTCTCATACCAGAACCATGTAATCCCATATTCTGTGCTTTAATAAAATTATTCAGCGTCTGCCCAATAGACTGTGAACCCTGCACAACTTTATACGTACCTACAACCGATGTTCCAGTTAAGGTCGGACTGTTTGTAGTTTCAAGAGTAGATGTAATAGAAGTATCAGCCATGTGTTTTTATTTCCTAAAGTATAATACTATTTACTATTCATAACTATATGGATCTGTGCTTATAGAGATAATTTTAGTCTGTGTTACTGAAGGAGGTGCAGCAACAGTATTAAAATTAGGTCTTCCTGCGCCGGAATATATCACAGGATCGGTGCCGCATGTACCGGTATTAGCAGTATTACTGTTATAGACTATTACACCATTTGCTTGAAGAATTGGTCCACGTGTAAGTTGAAGTCCACTAGCATCATAATATCCTAGATCACTGTTATATTGTTTTGGTGGAAACTGTAAGAATGTAGTATTTGCACCAGATACAACACCAGCCAAATACTGGTCTGGAATATACATAAGAGCTTCAATTTCATTAATATATACTAGATTTCCAGAAGCGTTCCTTGGGAAAGTCGGAGTTCTACGAACAAACACGGGTTGAGTTTCTCCACCAGCACTATATTGACTTGTATTGGATGCAGCAACAAGAGGCGGCGGAGGAGCATAACTACTTCTAGTCTCTGGATATGAATCAAATCTTGGACTAGAGAACATTGTACCAATCCAGTTCCATTGGCCTTCTGTAAGATTTCTAATACGTGTAGCTGTGTTCTGTGTTAAGTATGGTACTTCAGAGAACTGTAGAGTTACTGTATCGTTAGTTTTAGTATGAGCATGAGAATATGTATTAGCATTTGTATTTGTATCATACTGTAGTTCTAGTTTAAATTCATCAAACCTTGGAATGATTGAACTCTCAGCTGAGTTTACCGAGATAAAGTACTCAGTATCATTTAGATTAGAACCATCAAAAGATTCAAAGTTATCTACAAATATGCCATTTTTAAATCTATCTTGTCCAGCACTATTCTTGATCACCAGATTTTTAGACTGCTGTTCTAATAATGATAGAGCAGAATAGTATTCTAATTTATCGACTCTCTTATTGATAGAATCAATATCTTTCATAGTATATCTAGCATTTTGAGTCGTGATATATGTTACTGTGGTCTTATCGATTGTAGCTTGATCGGCTTGAGAAGGAACAAGTGATGGATATGGTGGAATATTACATGTGCCAATTGGCATTCCAGCAGCTGATCCAGAAGGTGGCTGCGGATTTTCGGCCGAAGTTCCCTCAATAACGACAACACTTCCCGCAGTCGTTAAATACAATACATCTTGTCTTGGAAGATAATAGTTTACGTCATAACCAAATGACTGATCTGGAGTGATGAATCCAGTAGTACTAAATGTATTACTTCCAGGAGGATTGATAACTGCAGCATTAGCCGAAGCAGTAGCTAGATTGGCTGTAGCAGCTAAAGCGATAGTGTTACTTGTATATGCTCTAAAGTCAATATAATTTCTTAAATTGATAAGCTCGCCGGTAGAAGTCTTATATTGTGGAATATTCTGAGTTTGTATTGCGGCTGTATTTGACGTATTAGCATCATCGATTGGATATGAGTCTACTGTAAAGAATCCAGGACTTCCGCTGCTTGGAATAGTAAAGACATCAAATAGGACTGTAAGCTTATCGCCATTTATGACTGGAATATTTGATGAGCTAGGACGCTTAATTAGTTGTGAAATTCCATATGCAGTATCAGTCTGATTTGTTTGAATATCAAAGCTAGTCGTTACATCGTATGAAGAATTAGTAGTAAAGGTGTTGCCAGAGCTTGTCTTGTAAACACTTCTTAGTCTATAAACATCTGGAAAACCAAGATACCATGGCCCGGCCGGGCCGACAGAACCATTAGCAGACATTGTAATCTGATTAGTAGCTGAAGAGAAGTTTGCAACATTAGCAGTTAGATTTGTCGTTGCATTTGCGGTAAGAGTTATCGTTGAAGTATTTGTAGACGCAACTGTACCTAAGAATAATGCGTTTGAAGCAAGATAAATCTGGTATCCAGCAGCAATGTATGTATTGACTGCAGTATTTGTAGAAGTTATGATTGCATTTGCCGTGTTACATGTAATAGTTCCACCTAGAGAAACATAGGTAAAGAGATTAGATGTAGCATTAGCAGTTAGAACCATTGCTGTAGAGTTGACAGAAGCTACGGTTCCAAGAAGAGATGAGTTAGCATTTGTTCCAGATAGATAGATCTTATATCCTGGAGAAATGTAATTATTGACTGCAGTATTAGTCGTAGTAATAACATTAGTGGCTGTATTACATGTAATATTAGCTGCAAATGGTAAGAACAGCGCAGTATCAATACAGACTGTTCTGCTTTGATTAGAAGTCTTTTGGATTGCTGCAGTCGTAATTGTTTTTACATCATAATAGATATTAACATTAGAAACAGCTTCTAGAGTCTCTGCTGTATTTGCCGCATTTTTTAGAGTGAATGATAACGAAGTCGTATTTGCAAGAGTTATACTAGAATTGCGATTTGCAAAGTTGATTGGAACGTTCTTAGGATATGCTTTAGCAATAGTAGCTGATGAGTATGCATTGCTGATAGCATTTGTCGTGATTAAGAATGTATTATTGACAATACTCTTGATCTGCTTGATTTCATTGACTGTAGAATTTGCGATTCTTATGTAGTCATTTTCTTGGAAAGAAGTCAAGAATGTAGTAGATGTACCAGTTACATTTGGACTTACATTTGTTGTGGCAATAGTTCCAGTAGCATTAGTTACGATAATGTTTGATGTTGGAACCACAATAACAGCTTGTTCTTGTGTAGATGTTAGCGTCCCTGTTCCATAATAGAATTGCTGATTTCCAGTAAGAGTTACCGCTGAAGATACACCGCTTGTAGCGACATTGATCACATCATTCTTTCTAAAAACAAACGAAGTATTGACTACTGCCTGTGGAGTAAGAGTTTTGACGTAATCTTTTCCGGTATAAAATACTGTTTTACTGAAGTTTGGATCTATTAGAGTAGCTACATTGCTAGTTAATGATACGTTATATGTTAAAATTGCGTCGGCGATACCTGTTGAGGACGCAAATCCCTTTACTGCAGCAAAAGACTTACCGCTGTTCATTTGGATGTTTGTTAGATACAAATAGTATTCTGCAGTCGGAGTATTAACAGTTCCGTCAGAATATATCAATGATAGTATTGTTGCAGTACCTATTATGTTTCCAGTTGGGTTGATTGTAGCATAGCTTCTTGTACTAATTGCAGATGTAGCGGCATCATATAGATTTACTGTAGAACCAATCGAGAAATAACCAGCAACTTCTTGTACTGAGATATAGTTTCCATACCCTAAGAACACATTCTGATTATTAAGAGTCTTATTATCGACTCCCTTACGCATCTGCTGTTTAATAGTATTCTGTAATTGTACTCTATAACCGTCTATGTAACCCAAGCCAGAGCTAATTGAAGTAACAAAATTGTTTGTAGAAGTTACATCTATTTCAGCATTCAGTTTAAATGGTTTTACAACAAAGTTACCGTTTGTCTCAAACTCACGGCGAGCCATCTCTTTATTGATAACGTTATATTGTGACCCTTGATTGATTCTTACTGGGTTTCCGCTTTGCCAATCAACGAGTGAAAAAAAGTTGTTAGAAGGCAGAGCGTCGCTATTGGCTACGGTTAGAGTTGGAGTGAGCTTTAGACGGTTTGCACCGGGAGCATTGACGTTGCTGTATCCAGATGCATTGTCTAGAAGAGATGCATCGGTATACTCTGTGACTATAGTTTCAAGTGTTGAGAATCCTATAGAAACATTATTTGGCGCGCTAGAGTACTTTGAAATAATTGCAGTTATTGGCGACTCAATTCTAATAAAGAATCCTTTTTGGAAGATGATACCTTCACCGATTGTAAATGAGTATCCAGTACCAACTGGGTTAGTGTTTACTGCATTTATCTGGGTGGGTGCCACTTTGACGGTTAGAGAAGTAGATAGAGTCGTAGTATTTGATGTATTTGTGTTTGAATAAAATACCAGCTGCTCATCGGCGACGAAGGTCTGTTCGCCACCGGTTCCAGTATTCAGGTACTTGATATAGAGCGTGTGTAGATCTGGATTCTGAGACTCTAGTCCATTTACGCTGTTGACCACAATTGCCTGCAGATTAGATGTCGTCGCAGAGACTGCACGCAGGCCCACGTAGTCTGAGGGAACTACAGTTTGGCCGTCTACTCTAAGGTCTGGAAGCTTGATGTAAGTGTAGTTAGAATCAAAGCTGAAGTTACAGCCCTGAATTACTGTGCCTTCTACAAAGATGTTATCCCCAAATCGCTCGATTTGATTCTGAAGGATGGTCTGTAGTTGTGTGAGCTCACGAGCCTGCACGGCCACGGCCGGTCTAAAGAGGATTCTATGAAAGTTCTTTGCTTCATCAAAATCGTCGTAGTATGGATCGACGTTAAAATTAGTATCTAATGGCATCTAGGTCCTCTTAGTAAAAATTCAAAACCAGTTTGATAGTTTCAGACTGAGTATTTGATCTACTGACTGCAGTTATATTCTCGGCATAAACTATATCACCACTATATTTAACAAGATCTGGTTGTCTTATACCGGTTACGCTCACAATTTTATCACCTGATTCTGACTGAATAGTCTTACTTCCGCCGACTTCAAACTCACCCTTCACGGCAGTAAGATAGAAATTATAGGTAGTATTACCGACTCCTACCGGAGTATCAATGGCTTGAATATAACCATATGCGCCATTGGCTCCAGGAGTGTCTTGCTGGCAATAATCATCTATAACGAAAGTATTAGATCCGACTTGGTATGTTCCAGTAATTTTTAAAGTCTGGACAAATATTTTTGATGGTTGTATGACAGAAGAGACGTTGGCATAAGCTCCAGATAGTTCTCCCGCGATATTTGCACCAGCGATAAACACTCCACTCACATTTGCCAGTTTTAGTACAGTACTATTTGAAGATTGAACAGTTCCTACTGCAGAATATTGTGTATTGGATAATACTGCAGTCGTTACGTACTTATTTATAGACACGACATCGGTATTTGACAGCGTCTTATTCCAAAGAGTCACGGCCGTAGAATTAGTCGAATAACTTACGGTCGGTGTATTTGAAGGAAGTGCGCCGTGGTTGAAGATCTTATTTCCATTTAGATACACGTCGATTGCGTTCGTAGCGGCCAGAGCAAACAGAGAATTTGAACTAGAGTCTAATCCGAATACTGTATTCGTGAATCCTGCAGAAACTGCATTGATGCTATTATTGACGAGTGTATTTCCAGTCTTGAATACCGTAGTAGAAGTATTAAAGGATCCATAGTCTTTTCTGACTAGAGCGGTATTTCCGGTTACTTTTACGACCGTTCCGTTTGCCGCCGGTGAATTCTGATAGATTGTATCATTCGCGACTAGAGATGTACTACCGCTAAATCCAAGAGTTACATAGTTTCCTACAGTATATGAATAGTTTTGAACTACACTGGTGAATGTACTGAGTGAGGTATTCACACCGATCGCTTGTACGACTTGTTCTCCAGATAAGAATACGCCGACATTCGAGCTGTACGTAATTTCTACATTCGCGTATCTTGGATTCTGGAGTAGACCAATTCTTGAATAATCATTCTGAGTAGAAATAGTATTCGCTTCGTTGTTGGCGAATGTAACACTTATTCCAAGCTTATTTGCATTCAACTCAGAAGCCACGTCATACCCATGCCCACCATGAGGAGCGATGACTGCTCTAGCGGTGGCAGAATTAGCGATGAGTGTGCCGGTATTACCTACGACATTTACTTCTGCGTAAGTATAGTTTGACCCGCCGGTGATCATGTCAATGCGTTCGACTGATTTTGACGTAGTGTTAATCACGGCAATTCCAGCGGCGCCGGTTCCATCTCCCATAACATTTACATACGGAGTGATATTATATGAAGACGATAAATCTGGTTGTGGATTAAATACAGATTCTACTGTTACTTGGTATTGATTTGCAGTTACAGTATATCCAGAGATCTTTCGAACTTGGCCGGCGGCGGTACCACTTGAAATATAAAGAGCAGAGCCGGTATAGAATCCATTATTTGAAGAGCCGTTGTTGATGGCATGGATTAGTGTATTACCACCGACTGCGACCTGTACGAATGATCCATTTGCGTATGAAACATAGTTATTTCCACCAGAGACGACGAATACTGCATCGACAGATCCATTATTAGCAAATTGTGTAACGTAAGTATTTGGAACTACCGGAATATAGTCATTAGTGGTAAACTTGTTATAAGTAGCAGTATCGATGGTATACATATACTTCCAACGATATCCGTCGGCCGTAGTATAGTTTTCTTCATCGGCGTCTGTTTCGCTGAACAGCGGTTGACCAGTAGATGGAATTCCACCGGCGTTATCTAGACACTTGAATACATGGTATGCACCGCCTTCATATGATACTACAAAGAACGCTTTTGAGAATAGATCGCCGTCTTGATCGTCATATCGATCATATACTGTTCCAGATGTCCAATCATATCTATCCACCATCATCTTTGTATCGTCTGGAGTTACAATTTTACCAAAGATCAATTCTTCAAATATGGTATACTCTGTTTCTGTAGTAGAATCTGAGATGGGGAGCGGAGTAGTATTCGGCCATGGTGTATTGCGTCCGGCGAAGACGTAAAACTGGTTATTAGAGATATCTTGAATAGGCTGATAGTATTGTAAGCTATTTCTTACATTAAAAAGCTTTGTATTTGCTACAACCGTCATTAGCTTATCTCTATCTCTACACCTGGAGTTTGAAGAGTAATATCTTCTTGAGTTTGAATAATAGTCTTACCAAATAGTTCTGTACCAGCGATATGCAAGAGCTTCTTTAGTATATCAGAATATACATTTAGCGATAATCTAGAACGTATTTCGTAAGAGTACTCTTGATAGTATTTATTATCATGAATGTATTTATCTGAATTCAGCTTGCCTCTGTTGTCTTTCCATAAGCCCTCAGATTTACCGTACGTGATATCGACTGCGGTACCAAAAATCTGTAGTTCAGAGTTTACAGTATTTGTAAGAGTGAGAGAGACTCCGTTAGAATATCCAAATCCAGATGATAGAACTTCTACTTCAGTGACTATACCATTCGCGGAAGTAACTGCAGTATTTACATCTGCATCAAATCCCATTGTTCTATGGGTGTAATCTCTAGAAATATCTGAGATGTAGCCCAGACCTTGAACGGCGTCGTTACTATCTGTACTATAAACATTTGCAGACGAAGTAAAATCAAAGTTAAATGTCGTCGGTTCAGCGAGAATTGTATTTCCGGAAATAGCTCTTATGACCGCCTTAGCTCTACTCTGTGAAGTGGCTGAAGATACAGCAGAAATTACTGCATTTGCACCGCTGACATTTCCCACGACGTTATTGGCTGCAACGAATGATCCAGATAAAACGCTGATCACTAGAGTCGTACTGTTGGCAGAATACACGGTACCTTTAGCCAAAGAAGTAAGCTGTGTAACGCCTTCATTTTGCACAAACGCTCCAGTATTAGAAGTCACGCTTAGAACGCTGCGTGTGATTATACCGTCTTGAGTCAGTGTTTGGCCTGGAGCAAATAGACTATTTGTATTTGCAAGATTGACGTATAGATCTGGTCTATCGTATCCAGCCACGAGCTTTTCTCTAATTACGACTAATGGATTGATATTATAATTGTTTCCAGGATTGACAGAAGTCAATGCTTTGATAGTTCCAACTGTGATCGTATTAGTAGTCAGTGCACCGGTTATTATACTATTATAACCCAGAGCAGTATTAGCTGGGAATCCATATGCATTGCTTGCGACATTAGAATTAGAACCATTTATCAGTATATCTAAAAATGGCTTAAGTCCACTATTATTGGCGGAGATTAAATCTGTATCAACGATGATGGTTTCTGTAGAAGTCAGCGAACCAATATTGAAAGATGTTCCTGAACCAGAGCTATATACTTTATCCGTATTGGCAGATACTTTATAGTTTGTTCTCCAGACGGTAGAATTAGATACTGCATATGCTGCGTTCGCGACTAGTGTCAGACCAGTATTTGAAGTTATAGAATTTACGACTCCAATTACTGCTCCATTAGCTCTAAAGTATAGAGTATCGCCGACTGCAACCTCGGCTTGAAAATGATTATTGCCGGTCCCGAGCACTGATGTAGTCGATGTGCTGGCGATGTTTATAAGTCCAACCGGTTCACCGATGTAGGCTCTAATATATCCTTTATCATAAAAGGCTCGAGTATTAGAATATACACCGACTGATGTTGCATTAGAATCAACTATAGTAGCAGTCGCTGAAACATTTGATGTAGATACTAGAGTAGCATTCACAGAAGAATTTGAAGCCAGTCTTACAGTATTTGCTAGATTCCAGTCTCCATTCGTAACGCTTATGACTAGATTTCCAGTACCAGCTAGACTGTTGGCAGTAACCGATACGATGTAACCATTTGCAACTACTATATTTGAGTTATTATAACCAGACACAGTATCCGAGATTAAAAATGTATTTCCAGTGATGACGCTGTAGTTATAGATCTGCAGGGGCTGAACGATGCTCATAAATGGATAGAATGAGCCATTTACATTGCTGACTGAGATGACTGCGTTAGATACTATTATACTAGATGTGTTTTGATATCCATAACCACCATCGACAACTGTATAAGCGACTTTTCCAGTTCCATCAACGACTGATTTAACGCGGGCTCTGCCTCTGATTCCTCCCGAGCCAGATATATCTAGAAGATCACCAATGGCGTTGAACGCTCCTCCAGAAGTCACAGTTATCTCATTTAGAGAGCCTACGATATACGGAGATCCATCTAAACTATTATTATCAGTAATGTATTCTCCAGTTTGAAACTGGCCCCTAATATCACTCAGGTAGACGACATCGATAAATCTGCCGCTGATTCTTTTTCTAACGATGTTCTCGACAAAAGCTTTGGCACCGGACGTAGCACCAGTTACTTGCTGTCCTAGAAAAGAAAACGCTCTATCTGACTTTGAACACTCTATATAATATGGAATTTTCCATACGCCATCAGAAGGTCTAAGAATATCCACAGATGGATCATATACTTCAATATCTTCATCAAAGACTAATCTGAACAGAAGCTTATTTGCTTCTGAACTTCCCTTAGACTTATAAAGATCTTGAATATGTTTTACTAGAAATGCCTTTGTAGCTACGGTGTTCTCTGGAAGACTGTTTAAGAACTCATTCTTAAAATGATCTAGAAATGAGTCTACCGTGTAATCTACATCTCTGTATTCTAGAAGCTTTCTAGACTCAGAACCACCTTGATCTAGCCACTCGTAATAAGCTTTTACAAACGCTACAAAGTTCTCTCCATCTTCTTGATAGAAGCCTGGAAATTGAGATTCTATTAATGACGATATGTTATTTTCTATATTCTTCATACACGAGTAGCCGAAACTGTGACATTGATATCGGCATTATCTATTAGTATAACTGTGTTGTTCTTTACGGCAAAATCATTTGTAGAAGATGAGATATACACTTTAATTGAATCACCGGTATAAGCATCTAGCGCTGGAACATTAATAGAGGCAAGTCCAGTATTATAATCAATAATTCCGACGTTGTGTTTTAGTACGACTTCTGTTACTCCAAGAGATGCGGTTAGATCGTCTCTAGAAGTCACGATGGCAATCTCAGTATTTCCAGTATCTCTTAGATAAGATAGAACTCCACCGTATGTAAATGTCTCAGAGATAAGAGTTCCTTCTTTCACAGCGTTTTGATAGTCGAGCGTAAAGAGTTGCTCTGAGCCAACAGTAGGAGAAATCTTTTTGATCATTCTAGTAACTAGATCAGAAGTGACTATGCTTGGATCCGCGCCATCAATCACCGCGGCCAGCTTAGAATATCTCATGGTCTTATTATAGTCATTTAGATACTCAGTATTAAAGGCTTGAACCGATTGAATGATGCTGTTTTTAATATCGTTTTCATTCTTTGATGAAGCGTTTAGATTATAAGAAGCAGTAATCGTTGAATCTACATATGTATAGTCAGCAGAAATCACTATAGGCTCAATTGAAATCGGCATCTTGCTGCTGATGAAAGATGTAATGCTGTTTTTTAGTACTTCTGGAACTCCAACATAACTCGTTAAGTCTACGGAGATGAATACAGACCCGTACTGAGGCGGATATACAGTTTCTCCACCATAGACATTTATTGCTCTGATGTCTGGATATTCAGCTAGTAAGATTGTTCTATAATCGTCTAGAGTGATGGCTCTTTCTTGAGTCTGATAGTGTCTAGGCGCGTTGAACTTGATCGAAGACACCGTCTCTTGTTCTGACCCACCGTACGCAATCTCATTTGTAGTCACGGTAATGACTGAAGTTGCGTAACCATCTATAGAAGACGAAGCATTAAAATTACCAGCTCCATTTGGAGCGGTTCCCTTGCTTACTCTATAAGAGACGTTGATGACATTTCCATTGATTGGCGCAACACCAATGATTCCGTCTCCAAATACTAATTCATATCTAGACTTATCTGCCGCCTGTACAAAGAAAATCTTTGATGAAGAGTTGTATCCAAGTAATGATGTGGCTTGGATAAATTCGCTGTTCGTAGTATCAGTAGAAGAATTTTGAATATTGATCTTGATGCTAGAAGTGTCGACATTTGGATTGTTGATGATGAATCGTTGATCACTTATAGTAGTATTGACTAAAAATGATTCTGAGACGTATGCGCCTTCATATATCGCTACGTCTCTAGCGGTATATCCATCGGATGACGTCACGACGATTGGATCTGCCGTGGTGAAAGTATAGATGTTATTGTCAATCCGTGTCGTGAATGTAGCTCCACGTGAAATTGTGATAGTCGATGGAGCGTCATTTGGAGCGATGGAGATGTCTATATAAGCAACTGCAGATCGAGCAGATCTAGGAGTATAGTTTAATTCTTTGGCGCGCGAGACTACTGAGTCTCTGATCTGAGCCGAATCTAGGAACATCTCAGAGATAGCCATATTCGTATAGAAGTTATTCATATGTGTGTTATATGACAACACGTCCAATAGTACACCAAGATTAGATCCATTAAAATCATAATCTTTGAATCTAGTCTGAGAAGATAAGAACGTGACTAGATTACTACGAATAGTCTCGAAATCTAAGTCAGATACTACAAGAGCCGAATTTGCTGCCATATATTTTACCTATTATCTGACTCTGTCTAGTGCTATGGTGGCGCTCAACAGAACTGGTTGTAATCTATTTATCGTCGTGAATGTAATAGTAACGTCTACTTCATTGTTATCAGATCCAGCAGAAACCTTGATATCAATGATGTTCGCTCTTGGTTCATAAGTGTTTATGGCGTTAGTAATATCGCTTTGAATTGCTCTTAGAGTAAGAGGCGTTATATTATCGAATAGATACTTTCTGATGTTTGCACCAAACCTAGGCCTAAAGCGTCTTTCATAGTAGTTAGTCAGTAGTATATTCTTAATGGATCTCTTGACTGAGTCTTCATTCACAAGACGAGTAAGATCCTTCTTGATCGGATGGATCGTGAAGTTTGTTTGGAAATCTGAATAAAACTCTTCAGTATTCGTCTGAGGTGTAATAACAGCCACAATTATCTCCTTGAGTATGAACTATTTATAGGAAATTTTAAGAAAAGGTATTTACATTAATTCAATGCAGTGTAATATAAATATATTGTTCGTTGATACGGACTTAAAACCGGGGAAGACAGGGGTGCAATTCCCCTCGCCTCCACCACTAAACACAGGCGGTAGCAACCAAAATTGCTATGGCGAGCCTGTAAAGCCAAGCTCTTAAATGGCCTGCGTTTAGTAATGGGGGCGTCTAGTATCGATTCACGG